CCGCCGGTGGAGACGGTGCAGCAGCTTTTGCGTGCGGCGGGGATCGCACAGCAGGTGACCCTCTATTTCCCTTTCCCCTGGATAGCCGCCCTGACGGCCTATGCCCTCTGCCCGGCGGGGCTGGTGCTGCTGGCCGCCGCCCGCACCCTGGGCGGCCGGGTGCGCAGGGGGTGCCCAAAGGAAACGTGCTGGTTTGTTTTGGGCGGCGCTTTTCTGCTTGCGCTCGTCCTGCCCGCCCTGCTACGGTTGCTCCCGCCCTGGATCACCCCCGCCCGGTGGAGCGACTTTTCCTACTGGGGCGGCTTGCTGCCCGCAGTGGGCAAAGCCATAGAAACCGGCTTTTCCCTGAACCCCTGTGCCAAGGATGTCCTCGCCAAATGGAACACGCTGGGGCTTCTCATTGCCGCAACGCTCGCCAATGCTGCGGCCGGAAAGCTGATGCTCAGCAGGCAGCAAAAAAACTCCACAAATTTATGAAACCAATCCACCTTATCTTACGGATAATATTTGTAAGATAAGGTGGATTTTTATGATAATCGCAGTTTGTGACCCGAAAGGGATTGCTATCGAAGCGATAAAGACGATATTGTACCATGATAAAGGACTTTCAGACCGTATCAGTCGTATTTATGAGTTTTGGAATATGGAACAGTTGCTGGATGCCAGCAGAGATAGTTCTTTCGACTGCATTGTTTTTCCCAATTACTGCAATTCCCACAATAGTGTAGTGTGCAGTTTATCCTGCGGATATAATCGGTTCCCGCTTGTTGAACATGATCCGAGGTACACTCTCATTGTACGGGATATTCTCTATTGGGAAACGGCACGTTCCCTTTGGACGCAGTACTTGAAGGCAATTCCTGGCAAGGAGGAAAAAGTAAAGAGAGCCATCAGAGGGATACTGGCGGACTACGAAAAGGAAGAACGTGACATCATCTATTTGGAAAGCAAAAACCATTGTGTCCTTGTCCATTTGGATGGCATACGCCAAACGCCGGAAGGCTCTCCGTCGTTCTATGCTACATTGGACGAAGCGGAACATGAATTTGCTTCATCTGCATTCTTACGAATCCATAAAAGTTACCTTATAAACGGCGATCATATTCTACAAATGTCTAATTACAAGGTCCTTCTGGATACAGGAATGACATTGAAAGGATCAAGGAAATATTTCAGCAAGGCAAAATTGGAATTTTACCGAGGCCGTTAACTATATGGCAAAGCATAAGTATTCGAACTTCAAGAGGCTATAAAACCACGAACTAGAAAAATAAAGTACATTGTATAGAAAGCCATAAAACGCACAAATGCCCATCGGTTCAAAAGCCGATGGGCATTTGCGCGTTTTATGAGAAAAAATGAGCACCTAGAGCGAGGGAGTATTCTTATCATCGTTACTGTCACGCATCTTTTCAAGAATATTTTTAAGTAGTGGCGGAATAGGAGCACCCATCTTTTCGGCATTTTCGAGGATACTGCCTAATTCGGATACAATATACCAAAACAGAACGATTGGCGTAAGCAGCATATCATAACTAAAAGGAAGCGTAAGTCCGGAAATATGATTTAATGTCAATCCAAGCAGGATATCTGTCAACACACTGACAAAAATCATTATAATGCTTCCACCTTTATGCCACAATCCCTGCCTTGCTTTGTGGGAACTCCAAACACCATTTTTTATAGCAAGAACGGTACCTGTTACCCAATCCAGCATCATGCAGACGGCATAGAGAACAACAAGCCAACCAAGCCATCCATGCAATGCGGCCCATAGGCCGATTGCGCCGATGCCAGCGGCCTTTTCAACGGAATCTGTTTGCATATCCTTCGGATTCTCCTTTTATAAGATTTATTATCAAAAGAGAGCAAATTCCGCAAAATGTAAACTCAATTTACATTTTGCAGGATTTGCTCTCTTTACTTTTTGAGCGGCCGCTCAAAAAGCAAAAAAGGAGAATCACAAATGGCATACGAATTTAACCACTACTATGAACTGCAGAATGTGGCAACAGGTAAGTATGTGAATGTTCTGGGCAACCACGAAGATGGTACTGTAAAAAATGGTGAAGCAGTCAACCTGTTTAACCGCACCAACAATCCCGATCAGCGCTGGGCGCTGGAAAATTACGGCGGTAATGGCAATGTCCGAATCGTTTTGCAGCGTGGTGAAGGCTGGTACGCGTTGAATTACAACACGCGCAATGCCAACTGCATTGTTTGGCACTTGAACACGGCAGACGATATCGACACGGTTATAACTGCGGTACAGGTAGAGGGTCTGACTGATACCTACTATCTTAAACTGCGGGATCGGGATACCTATTTGACAGCGGACGGTACAGCGCTGAAATGGACGGCCTACACGGGCGAGAAAGAACAGATGTTTACAATTCTTGAACCCGGAACCGGCAGCGATGGTAGCGATAGTGACGCTGGCTCTGACACGTCTGACTCAAAGTTGGTTACCAAATTTATCCCGGCCTACAAGGATAACTATACTAAAAATCGCAAAGCGCAGGGCGGCACTATTTCCGAAATCACGATTCACCATTGTGCCAGTATTCTGACGATTGAGGCGTTGGGCGCACTTTGGCAGCGCGAAGGTCGAAAAGGATCGTCCCACTACGGTGTTTCTGAAACGAATATCGGACAGTATGTCCATGAAAGTGATGTGGCATGGACGAACGGCAACTGGGAAGCAAACTGCCGCGCAGTAACAATTGAGACATCTAATAGTGGTGGCGCACCGGAGTGGCCTGTTTCGGATACGACGTTCCAGACGCTGGTTACACTGGTTGCGGATATTGCCCGCCGCAATGACCTCGGAAAATTGGTTAAGGGTAAAAATCTGACCTGGCACAGTATGTACGCTGCTACAGCATGCCCCGGCCCCTATCTTTCCGGAAAGCTGCAGGAACTGGTAGATAAAGCGAACACGATAAATGGTTTCTGATTTTTTTGATTTTAGGGTTTACAAAATTGGTGCAGTAATCTCTTTACTTAGTGAACGTTCACAAAAGCACCTGACGAGGTGCAAGGACAAAATTCAATGAAGGAGTGAAAAAATCATGGCTTACACTTTTGAGCAATCTTACTATTTTCGTCCGTATCGCGGCAACAGCAGTTTTTGGCTGAACCGCTATGGCAATGGCAGCATCGCATCTCACCAGAAGGCTACGCTGTATACGGCAGCAGGTTCTGCTGATCAGCGCCTTAAAGTTCACAAGGTCAGCGGTGGTTGCCAGCTGCTTTCTGACCTCAACAATGCGTATGGTCTGAACATTTACGGAACCAAAGCAGGGAGTGTTTGTGACTTCTATCCGGTCTCTGGCAACTTTAACGATGCTTTGATTGACCTTTTGACCGTTGACGCAGCTAATAATCTGTACCGCATCAAGATGATCAACCACAACCTGTACCTGACTCCGGCATCCAATTCGAGCGGTGCTGCTCTGACGTGGGAAAATGCATCCAATGCAGACAATCAGATTTGGCAGCTTTGCGCGTCCCAGTCCAGCGGTGGCGGCAGTACGGGTGGCAGTACCACCATTACGATGCCCGTAAATGCAAACCAGAATTATTCCGGAAATAGTTCTTGGATTATCAATTATGGCTGTGCGGTTTGCTGTGGTGTGGACTTGGCATCGTGGAAGAAAAATAAGAGTTACACCATTTCTGATTTTGCGAACTACTATGATGAGACCAATGGCTACTACTGGACTGGTCCGGATAACTTCTCTTGCAGCGATGCCATTTCTCTGGCAAGCCTGAATGAGGCACAAACGATTGAGAAGATTCGCTCTTATGTCAAGAATCATATTCCGGTTGCCTGTCATGCAGTTGGCTCCGGTAGTCGTCAGCACTGGTTCGTTGCATATGAACTGACTGGTGAAAGTGGCGGCACTTGGGCAACTGCAGGCATTAAGGTCCTTGATCCGTACAATAGCAATTCTGGCTCTACGGAGGGCCGTCGGGTCACTATTCTTGAAGCTATGCAGACTAGCCATGTGACGCTGGGCGTAGATCGTATCCGTATTCCTAACTAAAGCCTAAATACAAATAGGTAGAAAACTCCCCGCTTGTAGGTGGAACACCTAACAAGCGGGGAGTTTTTGCGTAGAAATATTTAGAGAAGCGTCATTAAATCGGCGCTTTGAACGATATTTAGTGTATAAAAGAATAGTAGGGCATATTATATGCACATTTTCTATCTCTTGCAAGTGCCATCTTGACACCAAGGCATAGTACTTAATTTGTATTGATAACCATCATCGGTGTAGAGTGTCTCGCCATCGGCTCCGGTAAAAAGCTTGTTCATTGTCTCGTCAGGCAAAAAATGAGAATCTTCATCATCAAAGTGATTAAAGTTTACACAGAACCATCGGAAATCGGTAGACAAGGTATCGTTATACGACAAGAAGCATTGGATATAAAGATTGCGCCCATCGCTAAAGCAAATATCTCCAAATTGATCTGTGCCAGGGGTACCCACCCAAGGAATTCCATCTTTTGTTAAAGTGTAATGACCACTATCTCCATCTTCCTCAACATAACTTTTATAATCTAATTTTGCATAAGGAACGTCATAAATAGAATCATAGCGTGTAAGAGTATAAGTGTCGGGGGAAACCTGCGTGTCGGAAGGAGATTCGTTTGAGTCAGACGAAGATGTAGACGATGAAATTACATCAGGAGTTGCACTCGGAGAATCCGCTGTAGAGTCGCTGATAGAAATGTCCGAACGGTTGGAAATTTCTGGAGTTGATGGAACTTCAGAAGAATTACCCTCACTGGAAGAACTGCTCGTAGTTGCAGAAGATGATTCCTGATGATTGCCGTCAGTGAAAGTTTGAATGGAGCATGAACAAAGAGAAAGAACAAATAATGTACCAGCTAACAAATAAATCTTTTTTTTCATAATAAGCCTCCATACAGTCGTATGAGTTGAAAAAAATTAATAGAAGATACCAAGGTGCTCTTTCAAAACTATTTATGAAAAAGCGGAAAGAAACTTTAAAGAGAATTGTTGACAGCTATGACGTGACGCCAAAATAGCGTCTCAATTTTATGATTGCTGTCTTTTTACATTTGTTTATGGCCTGTCGAGACTTATTGTCTCTTGTGGCGATTTCTTGGATGCTATATTGACGGAAGTAATGGTCATAAATGACATGATACTCTTCGGTACTTAGCGCACGTTTAAGATCAAGCAGCAAGAGGTTATTGTATGTATCGGATTCGCTGAATGCAGTGTCAAACTGCAAAGGATCATAGTCAGTTTGGCTTTCAATCGAAACAGTGGGAAGCTGATGGCGCTTCGCCTTAGAAAGTGCGATATAATGATGATATATTGCCTTATTGATATAGCTAATGATAGCACCGTTTGTGCTTATAGTCAACTCATTGAGTTGTAAATTTTTGGCGAACGCTAGTAAGAAACATTGGAAATCCTGCAATGCATCCTCTGATTGCAGGAAGAATGCATATTTCTTGAGCAGGGGAGAAAACTTCTCCAAAAGAGCGAGTGCCTGCTCACGGTCACCATTTTGAATATCCTGAATGCAAGTATAAAGAGATGATTTCATTTTCTTCTTCCCCTCCTGAAAGGGAAAAGAGAAAAATCATCTGCAAATGTAAACCGAAATCAAAAATATTTTTGTGTTAGGTGTCGAACGATTTAAGTAAAATGGCGCGCGCCCGGTGTATACGGGTTTTAACGTTTGATTCACTCGAATTTGTGATTTGCGCGATTTCGCGGATAGAGTAACCCTTTACGCGCAGGACTAAGGTTCGGCGGTAAATTGAAGGCATATCGGAAAGAATGCTGACTGCTTTGTTTAGCTGCAGATTTGTCAATGCGATTTCTTCCGGCTCTTTAAAATTGTCAAAGCTGGTGGAGCGATTTTCGTAGTCAGTCAGAACACCTCGTCGTCGTTCCCATTTTCGAAGAAAGTCAATTGTTCGCTCACGAGTTAGGATATATAAATAGGATTGGAGAGATTTTTCGTTGTCGATTCTTAGTGAATCAATTTCCTTGAGAAGCTGGACAAAGGTTTCATGTACTGCATCCTCCGCAAGAGAGGAATCCCGAATGATTGATGATGCGGTTCGTAGCATAAACCGATAATATTTGCGATATATGTATTCGAATTTGTTTTTGCTCTCATCGCTGTCGATTGCGGCAAGATAGAAAACCAGCACGAATTTTCCTCCCGTGAAATAATCATTTTGCTTGAAGTACACTGTAATCCGTTTGCAATCGACATTTGGTTACAGAAGAAACAAAAAAATCCTCGGCTGCAGGAGCCGAGGATTCTAAGAGGTTCTCATTTTATGGTTATGATGGAAGAATTAGCACTTCTTTTCAAAAGTAGTGTTGACAGTTTCGCTAGACCCATTACGCGTAACGGTTGCGATAGTTTCTAACTTGTAGGTCGTGCCAGATTTAATGTTGGCTGTACCAGAAAATTTTCCTTTTTGTCCATAATAGGTGGAAGAACAGCGGGAAATTTCAGAATATGCTCCAAGCCAATTCTTTTCATAAAGAACAAGCGTACATTCGATTTTGGTTGTTCCTTCAAGACAACTAACCACACTTGCATAGCTGCCATCTCTGGCGGAAATGGCGGGGGTTATGGTTGCGACATTACGCCAACGTGCATCAGCAGCAAATGCGGCGGGGGCGAAAAGCATGAATGCTAGAATTGTAATGAAAATGGCACAAAGTTCTTTCTTCATTTCTTGCTCCTTTATTTTAGTGAACCTCTTATAGATGTATTCGTATGCGAGCACAAAAGGTTACAAGGGCAGAAAAAAGTTATTCAACTTTTATCCCTTCGGAAATTTTAATAATTTCTGTCAAATCGAGATTTCCTCGGACCTGAAAAGATAGTGCTCTGCTTTCCCAGAGCAGGGTGTTGGATTTGTCATTCATGATACCCCAAATGGCTTGAATACCGTTAAAACTTATGGAGTAATACGTTGAAAACTCATTATCTAGAAATGTCTCTTGCTTATTCTCGATGGGCAGAACTATTATATCAAACCAGCTATTAGATGAATCACTAAACTGACCATAATAAAGGTCACTGCCTTCGTCAGGTACTTCAACTTGAGAAAATCCTTCGGGAATATATGATGGCGTAATATGGAATGTGGTGACAGGAGATTCTTCATTTACATATATAATCGATACAAACTTATCGTGCCACTCAATAAGCGTTGTGATAACAGCCTCGCGCACAGCCTTGACGGGGAGCATGGTACATGAAAAAATGGAAATAGCAGCCGTAAGTGTGATGAAGAAACGTTTGATGTCCAAAAGTCGCTTCTTCCGCTCGGCCTTACGCTTTGTGTCACGAACAAGGGCTTCCATTTTTCGCTGGAATTTTTCTGAGGGCTGGAAGTCTTCGTTCATCTCTTCCAAACTCGGCATCCGCGCAAGTTCTCGATCCTGTGCCTCGGTTACGATCATTGCGATAAGAGCGTCTGGGGAAATACGGATTTTGTCATCATTCATTACCATTTTCCTCCAATCCAGTCAGAATGATTTTACGCGCTCTGTGCAGACGAACTTTTACATTTCCGGGAGAAATGTTGAGAAAATCGGCAATCTCGCTGACCTTGTAGCCCTGAACTTTTAGAAGAAGCGGTGTCTTGTATTTCTCGTCCATGGACTGAACAAGCAAAAGCATATTTTCATAGTCGATTTTATCGAGTACAATGGTTTCCACATTTACATCTGACTTTGAAAGATCGAGATCTTCGATTTCGGTATCAGATTTCTTTTGGCGGGTACACTTGCGAACCATATCAACAGCTTTGTGATGGGTCAGAACTCTTAGAAATTGCGATAGTTCCTTTTCATTGTTGGCGCGTATACTATCTATAATCCGTATTATATCCAAAAAGGTTTCATGGACAGCATCTTCTGCCAAATAAGAATCTTGCAGGACACCTTTGGCAGTATAGAACATGAGCCCACGATATTTTGTGTAGATATGTTCAAATTTACTTATCTGCTCTTCGGTATCCAGCAGAGAAATATATAGTGCAAGCATCAATATTCCTTCTATAAAATGGGTTTATTCACTAAACGGAGTTGACTGTTGGAGAAACCAAGAAATAAAGCTCATCAAAAACTGTTGCTGTTGCGGAGTACAACTGTTGAGTTGACTGGCAAGCTCCTGAGAAAAGAAACTGGTAGAAGTGCTGGGTGCAGTGGATGGCAGTAAAGAATAAATAGGGCATTCCAGTGCGGCAGATAGTCTATATAAAAATTCGAGAGATGGACAAACTTGCCCGCCCTCAATACGGCTGATATATTGTGCAGATGTTTCGACATTTGCGGCTAGGGACTCCTGAGTCAAGTGCTTTTCTTTACGCCGACGGCGGATGTTTTGGCCGATGGAAATATAAATATCTTGCATAATAATCACCTCAAAATAAGGGTATCAGTTTCGAACGCAATATTTGAGGGCTAAATAGTGCTATAAATAGACCCATGAGTGTTTATTATGGGCTTTTTTTATACAAAATAGGTCGTGAAAGAAACTTCATAGGGATAGAAATACAAGAAAAGAACTTGTAACCATTTCAAAACAGAAACCGTACATCTAGTAAAGAAAACAGGTCATGCGTTTGCTATAAACGCATGACCTGTTTTCTTTGGATATGAGCAGAGCAGAAAAATTTCAGAAAATTTTAGGATTGTGCGGGGGTTTTTAGCACAATCGGTAGTAGGCTGAATATAGAGCCAGCAGGAAGGAGGTGACTGAGTGATAGATACTCCGGCACGCCGCCGTGAAATCATTGAAATTTTATATTTCGCAGATGATTATGTCAAAATACGACCCTTGGCAGTGCGGTTTGGAGTATCTTACGCGACAATCCGAAATGATGTCGATGTATTATCACTGAGTTACCGCATATCGTCACAAACTGGGCCGAATGGTGGAATTAAGTTGGAAACTAAAAGAAAAAACCTTAGATTCCTTGACCCGGATGAAACGGCGGCGTTATTGAGAATTATGTATATAGTTCCAGAAGAAGAACGCGTTTACATACGGTCAATCCTTCGAGACTTGGCTCTGATCGATGATAAATAGTCATCGTCTTGCACCTTGACAACCGAATACCCAGCATAACAGGTACGTTCCTTTCCCGGCAAGCCCCAGTGGGCGGTCTGGCAAACCAGAATTGTGGCGGGAAAGACCATAATGATACGCCAGCGGCCTCCAGCGTCAGAGGGGGTGACCGAGCCGGAGTTGTAAGCAGTAAGACTCCGGCGGAGTCAGTGAACGGGTGTGCCAACACCCTGCCTGTTGTGTTCCCGGTGTCAGGGGTGCGGGCGGCAAATGTGGCACACTTACTTAACTATCTACTTTTGCCGTTTAGGGCAAATCGTGGGCAGCAGGACCCCAAGCGCCTGCTGCCCATCATTTTGCTTTAAACGGGATGGAAAACAGGGGTGTAAAATGCAAACCTATCCAACGGGCTATGCGGAATCCCACCACATAGCCGAACAGATTTTCCGGGAGATTTTACCTCGGCACGGCATGGCGGTGCGCGAGGAACAAATCGCGCTTTGCCATGAAGTTTTAGATACCTTATATAATAAGGAAATTTCCCTGTGCGAAGCAGGCGTGGGTACCGGCAAGACGCTGGCCTACCTCGTGGGCTGTATTCTTTGGCAGATGAACCGTCCCGAACGGATGAAACTGCCTATCGTTATTTCCACTTCCGGCGTTGCTTTGCAGGACGCTATTATCAACGACTATTTGCCGAATCTATCAGCAATTCTGCTGGAAGAAAGAATTATCCAAGCACCGCTTGCAGCAGTTATCCGCAAGGGCAAAGAACGCTTTGTCTGTGATGCCCGCCTTGCCGAAAGAGCATCGCTGGTGCAGCCAAGCAGAAAAAGGCAACGGAACAGCTTGCACATTGCAGAAAATATTTTGGACATGGATCATATCCCAGAACTTTCCCGGTATGACCGTTGCCGGATCTGTGTGCCGCAGTCCTGCCCGCGCGATTGCTTTATGCGCTTAGATTGCCGCTACCAGCAGTATCTGCGCGATTCCATGAAACCCGACATCCAAATTTGCAATCACAATTATTTGCTGGCAGATGCATCGCACCGACTTGAAGATAGACCTCTGCTCCTGCGCAGCTATCAGGCGCTGGTGGTGGACGAGGCACACAAACTGCCCGATGCCGCCCGTCAGATGTACACGGAAACACTATCCTCGCGCGCCATGGATGAATTGTGCCTTTTATTACAACAGGCGCACTACAAGGATTTTGCCAGACAGCTGCGGACGGCGTTCCTTACGCTGTCGTTCTCCTGCACGCAGGGGTTTTCCAAGCTGCGAAGAAAAGTGAGCGAACCGTTCGTGCTTACACCGTTCCGCCGCGCTGCGCTCATCGACTGTATAGCACTGTTGCAAAATGCTGGCGGATTACCGGATGTGCCGCGATACCTGCTGAACAGGCTGGGAGAAGCAGAAAGCCTCCTGCGCCTTTTTCTTTTGGAGGTGCCGACGCGCATCTTATACATCGACTACGATGCCGATGGCCAGCCCACATTCTGCGCAGCCAGCAACCGCGTACCGCAGCTGCTCCGCAGCGCCCTGTGGAACACACGCGAACCCGCGATTCTGACCTCCGGCACGCTGGCTGCAGCCGGAGATTTCAGCCACACCGAACAGCTTTTGGGGCTGACAACCTACCGGCCGCTGCGCCACTTCCGCGCGGATTCTCCGTTTAACTACAAGAAAAAATGTCTGTTATACTTTCCGCCGCGCACAAAAACGCGAATGGACAACCGCCGAATGGCAGAAGAAATCGTTCGGTTGGTTGGTGCCTGTCACGGTCATGCGCTGGTGCTGTTCACAGCGTACCGCCAGATGGCGGAAGTCCGCGCGCTGACGGACGGTCAGTGGCAATACCCGACCTATCAGGCATGGCGCAACGGCGGCAAAATCATCCAGAAGTTCAAGCAATCCGGCAACGGCGTTCTGTTTGCGGCAGGCTCCTGCTGGGAGGGCATCGACTTTCCCGGTGACATGGTGTCTTTGCTGATCATCGCCAAGCTGCCGTTTCCGATACCCGACCCGGTCAGCAACTACGAACGCCGGCAGTACCCGAATCTGCGCGACTACATAAACGCCGAAATTATCCCCGAAATGCAGAAAAAACTGCGGCAGGGCTTTGGTCGTGCCATCCGTACCGAGCAGGACTCCTGCGTGGTGGCGATTCTGGACGAACGTGCGGGCATCGGCGGCAAGTACCATGATGCCGCGCTGGCAGCGCTGCCGACCTGCCCAATCATCGAGAAAATTGAAGATGTGCAGCAATTCATCCGGGAGCAGAAGAGCCTGGATTACTTTTTGTGAAAAGAGGAACCTGAGATGTACCTTATGCGAAACCACGATGTCTGGATTTATGTGCGCTGCGCCAACAGCGATCCGCGCATTGCCTTTGACCGGCTGTATGACCTTATCGACGAAGCCGCCGGACACGGTTTTCTTGTGCGCGGCACATCTTTTGACCATTGCAGCGGAAACACCTTGAAAGACCGCATCGGTCTGCGAACCATGCTGGACGCAGTAGAGAACGGTCGGGTCGAAGCCGTGATGGTGCGTGATTTGGAGCAGATCAGCCGCAACAGCTACATACTGGTGGGAGTTATTGAAATTCTGCGTCAGAATGATGTCTATCTTATTACCACCGAATGTGACCTGAACACCGAGCTCATTAACAGTGGTCTTGAACGCTTTGTCGGTGACCGCTTCACGCGGGCTTCGTTCGGTAAGCCACGCTTTGATGTTCGACTCCCGCTTATGGATCAATTCTGAGGTGTGCCCATGAAAGAATACAAAATTTGGGCGTTCGCCCGCAGTGCCGCACCGAACCTGCCCGCATTGGAAGAACAGCTTGCCGATGTCATGCGCGAAGCCGACAGGCGCGGCTACATCATCGTCAACTCCTGCATGGAGCAGAAGTACGGCACCGAGTTCTGGCGACCTGATTTGTTTGCCATGCTCACCGCTGTGCAACAGGGGCGTGTCAATGCCGTCATGGTGCAGAGCCTTGACCGTTTGAGCCACGACATTACAATCTTGTACCGCATCCTACGCTTTCTGCAAAATTACAGTGCCGTACTGATTACGACCGAAACCAATCTACAATATGAACTCTATCTGACAGGGTTGGAGAGTCGCATCCTGGCTCGTACCGCGCGAACCGGAAAAAGAGTGCCGTGGGAGGTGGCTGTCGATGCAAATTGACCCGTTTCCCGTAAGACTGGAACAGGAGCTGAAATATGCACTGGCCTATGCCGCGCTGGTATCCGCTGCCGCAAACGGAAGATTGCCTAGGGACATCTGCCAGCGCACGAATGTTGGTTATGCCCGGAAATGCGGCGTTTTGCGCCGAGAAGTTTAGTGGTTCTCGTGAATAGCTTTTGACCTGCCTTTCGAGTATGTTGTATGTGATAAAAAGAATGTCACAGCGTCAAATGCAAAGGAGAAAGTCATGCCACAAATAGCAGATAGAAAATCCATGGCGCGTTACATCTGTGTGGATAAAGGTGCAACCCACCCTGCATTGCAACGTGAAGAATTACCTAAACATATGGCGATTTATGCTGACTATGGCGTTACGGGTACGGATCTGCGCCAACGCCCGGAACTCAACCGATTGCTGACTGACTGCCGTGCAGGACGTGTCAACTGCATTGTGGCGCAGTCAACGACACATCTTGCCCGCCGTACAGCAGACCTGCTGACAATCCTGCAAGAATTGCAGAGCCTTGGTATAACAACTGATTTTGAAAAAGAGCGCTTCTCCACCAATTCTCCTACAGGGAAAAAGATACTGGACACACTTCGCGCAATGAGTGCAAGCATTTAGGAGAACTCTCATGCCACAAGTCCAAGTTATCCAGCCAATCCAGCAACAACCGAAGCGTCTGCGCGTGGCGGCCTATGCCCGCGTCAGCAGCGATTCCGAGGATCAGCTAAACTCGCTGGCCGTGCAGGTGGATTACTACACCCACTTGATACAGGAAAACCCCAACTGGGAGTTCGCTGGAATTTACACTGATGAGGGTATCACCGGCACCAGCACGAAGCGTCGTGAGCAGTTCAACCGCCTGATGGACGACTGCCGTGCCGGACTGATTGACCGTGTGCTGGTTAAGTCGGCATCCCGCTTTGCCCGCAACACGGCGGATGCACTGTCATCGGTTCGTGAACTGAAAAGCCTTGGTGTGACGGTAGCCTTTGAAAAAGAGGGCTTCGATACCGAGACCTCCAACGGTGAAATGCTACTGAGTATAATCTGCGCCGTAGCACAGGAAGAATCGCTGTCCATCTCACAGAATATGAAGTGGGGAATACACAAACGGATGCGTACGGGTAACTATATCACCAACGCTACACCGTTTGGGTACACGCAAATCAATCACCAGCTCGTGCCAGAAAAAAATAACGCAATGATTGTCAACGATATTTTCAAAAGTTACCTGTCTGGAATGAGCATAAATGAAATTGCTGAGCATTTAAATACAATATATCCAAAAGAAAATAGCAAATGGAATCCCCGAACGATTCATGCAATCCTGCGTAATGAGAAATATATTGGAGACAGCTTGTACCAAAAAACCTACACAACGGATTCACTCCCATTGAAAAGGTATCTTAATACCGGTCAGCGCTCAAAATACTATGCGATGGAAACGCATGAAGGTATAATTTCTAAGACCGATTACGAAAAGGTACAGAACCTACTTGCAAAGAAAAGCATTACAGGGGAGATTGATAGAACTTGTGTATTTTCAAAGAAAATCTACTGCTCAATATGCGGCGCTATATGCTCTAGAAAAGGGCCGCCCACGCAAGGATTTGTATGGTGCTGCCGAACGCATTTGCAATCGAAAGCTCTTTGCCTACTCAAATCAATCCGTGAGGATGAACTCCAACAGGCGTTTTTGTCAATCTATAATCGACTGCAATGTAATCAGAAAACGATTCTGGAACCACTTGTGGATGACCTGCTTGGGTTACGGCATTTGCAAGAACAAAAATATAAAAAACGCCTTGCACTTGGAGAAGATATTCAGCATCTTGCAAAACAGAAACACAATCTTACCAGAATCCATACACTAGGTTATATTGAGGAACCACAATTTATAGAGCGAAGTGCAGCCATTGAGCAGCAAATCAGGGAAAGGAAACAACAGCTTTCACGAAATGATATGTCTAACACATCGGAAAAAATTCTACAAAAAACAAGACTCATCCAGAAGAAACTTTCCAGTACACCGCCGCTGGAATTATTTGACGAGTCTGTCTTTAAAGAGCTTGTGAAAAAAGTGCTGATCAGCAATACGGCAATCCAATTCGAACTCATCAATGGCATGAAGTTATCAGAAAGCCGTGCAGCCACATGAAGAACAGGTACATTCCTTTCGGCTATCAGATTCAAAATGGAGATTCAGTCATCAACACGGAACAAGCCGCAACTGTACAACACATATTCTATGCGTATACCGAAGGACAGAGTTTTAAGGAAATTGCAGAATACTTGACCACAAGTGGCACAGCCTATCACTTTTCAGATAATAGCTGGAACAAAAATATCGTTGCCCGCATACTTGCAAATGAGATTTACTGTGGAGCCAAAGGATACCCAGCCATTATTTCAAAAGAAGTTTACAGCCAAGCTGCCAGCATCCGAAGCAATAAAACCGTAACATATTCAGCAGTGCTAAAACCATTTCGAAGCGATATGCAGTGTGCCTGCTGCGGTGAGCGCCTATACTGGCGACCTAGAACCCAACAATGGACTTGCCGACAGTGCGGAATGTGGTCAAAGCCGATGCAACCTGAAAACATGGCACAACAAATCGTGGATAGGTTATACCAAATCCAACAGCACCCGGAAATAATCCACAATCCAAAGGAACAATGCAACACCCGGTCAATAGAAGTTGCTCAGCTGGATCATGAGATTCACACAGCCCTTGCATTACCAGAGCTGGATGCAGATGCAATCATCGACAAAATTCTGCGCCGAGCAGAACTGCAATTTAATTACTGCGCAGCAGGGGATGACGATCCGACAACAATGCAAATCAAGCGCGCCTGCAAAGAATTCAAACCCACAGATACATTTCCAGAATCATTCTACAGCTCCATCGTCAGCAAAATCATCTTACACCTCGATACACATATCGACATCAAACTGCGAAACGGACAGACATTATAATAAGGAAGAGCACCATGAGCAACGCAAGAATCATCGAAATTCCAGCCACTAGACAGATACGCAGTGGGAAAAACAACACCATGCGAAAAATGCGAGTGGCGGCCTACTGCCGCGTCAGCACCGAGGAAGAAGAACAACAGGGAAGTTTTGAAACGCAGAAACTGTACTACACTGAGAAAATCAACTCAACCTCAGAATGGGAACTGGCCGGGATTTATGCCGACGACGGTATCTCCGGCATCCATACAAAAAAGCGTGACGGATTTAACCAGATGATTCAAGACTGCAAAAAGAAGAAAATCGACCTAATCCTTACAAAATCCATTTCGCGCTTCGCCCGCAACACGCTGGACAGCATCCAATATGTCCGAATGCTGAAAGCAATCGGCATTGCGGTGATTTTTGAAAAAGAAAACATCAACACGTCAACAATGAACTCCGAAATGATTCTGACGGTGCTGAGCGCCTTTGCACAGGCGGAAAGTGAGTCGATTTCGCAGAACGTAGCACGCGGTAAACGAATGGGGTTTAGGCAGGGAAAATTCCCGTTTCCCTATGGACAGATACTTGGCTACCGAAAAGGCTTGGATGGTAAACCAGAGGTAATCCCCGAAGAAGCCGAAGTGATTCGCATGATATTCAACAGCTATCTGCAAGGAGCCAGTCTACTGACCATTAAAAAGAAACTGGAAGCGGGCGGGGTTCTGACTGCAAGAGGAAACAAAAAGTGGTCGTCCGAGAGCGTACAGCGGATTCTCCAAAATGAGAAATACTGTGGCGATGTGCTGCTGCAAAAGACCTTTATCGAGGATGTACTGACAGGCGTTTCCAAGAAAAACACGGGTCAGTTGCCACAATACTACATTGAAAACAACCATGAAGGTATCGTCACCAAGCAGATGTTCCGTGAGGTGCAGGCTGAAATCGCCCGCCGCAATAGTAAGTCGGCAGCTAACCAACGCAAACGACACCAAGGCCGCTATAACAGCAAATATGCCTTATCCGAACGACTGGTCTGCGGAGACTGTGGCAGCCCTTATAAGCGGGTTACTTGGAACATCCACGGCAGAAAACAAATCGTTTGGAGATGCGTCAATCGACTCGAATACGGAACAAAATTTTGCAGTCATTCACCGTCAATCCCGGAAGAAGAATTGCATCAGGCTATTTTGAAAGCTGTGCAGAATCTGGCCGCAAACTTTACCGATGAAGTTGCTGCACAACTTGACGGTATTCTCCGTCAAATGAAAGCAGGAGAAAACTTGAAAGCCCAGCTTCAAAAGCAGCTAGAAAAAGCACAGCAAGAATTTGATCGTCTGCTTGAAATGTCACTGGAACTTGACGAGAGTACACCGTTCCTTGATGATAAGCTGAGAAAACTCAGCGGTAAAATCAAAATACTGAAAGCAAATATCGCAGAAAGTACGGATGGTAAGGGGGAGGACGAAGAAGCAACCAAACAGCTGACGGCGCAAGACCTTTTAATAAAGGAATACGATGACATCCTTACCGCAAGAATCATCGAAAAGGTTATTGTCCACTCACGGCAAGAAATCGAAATCTACTTTATCGGCGGTTATACCCAAAAGATTGACCTTATATAGAGCCATTCACTCATACACAAACGCCCGCACTGGCAAGTCGAAAACGCTTGCTGATGCGGGTATTACTTTTTGGGAAAGTGAGCTATTACACGATGGATACAGGATCACGGATCAAACTGGTACGCGAGCATCGCGGCCTTACACAACAAAAATTGGGTGAGATGCTCGGATACGGAAAGAGCAGCGCGAACCGCATTGCACAATATGAAATGGGGTATCGCAGCCCAAAGGCAAACCGTTTAAAAGAAATTGCAAAAGCCATGAACATCCGCGAAGAAATTTTCCTTATGCCGGACGAGACACCAATCGACCTGCTTCGAATTTTGATATGGTACGATTGGGAACATGAAGGTGTTTTGCAACTGGCAACGAGTAGAACGGCGAACACACCACCCGGAAAGACAGTCAGTCCGATAATTTATTCTGAACAACTTCCACTAAATAGATTGCTGCTTGATTGGGCTGACCAAAAGCATTCTCTTTCCGTAAGGAAAATAACGCGCGCCGACTATCTGGAATGGATGCTGCAATGGCCGCCACGATTGCCCTAAAAGAGCAAACAAAAAATCGGATGAATTTTGAGACAGGGTATCTTTTTTGTCACGTCGAGACAAAATCCTCGAACGTTTGTTCGGGGATTTTTTGTTTTAGTGCTTTGTTTGGGATGACAAGCATCGCCCCCCGCACCGTAGGGGCGGATTCCATATCCGCCCGCGGAGTCTTGCCATTACTGCAAACGTCCCGTGTCTCTGGCGAGCATTGACCCCTGCGGTGCTGTAGACTTGTTGCCCTATGCGACTGTGAAATGTACGCAGTACAAATACACCTATCCCGCGCACAAAAACATTTTTTGCAATTTTTTTCCCGCGTTACACCGACCAGAATTGACTGTTTTTGATGGTACTACAGCTGTACTTCTCTTGCAATCTGCACGGGATGCGCTATAATGTGGATTGTCACGCAAGCCGCCTGTGCGGGCGGCTGCAAACGGCGCGCATACCCTGCAAAACGTGCCCGACTATTATAATAAGGAAGAGGAGCTTCACATGAATCAATTCACCAAGGCGGTCAAGTCGCTGGCCGCCAAGTACAACGAGACCAGCTTGATCCTGCGTATTGCCATCGGTCTGCTTATCGGCGCGGCGCTGGCACTGATCTGCCCCGGCGCCGTATGGCTGGAAGAATTCGGCAGCCTGTTTGTCGGCGCGTTGAAGGGCATTGCCCCGGTGCTGGTTTTCGTCATCGTTGCCAGCGCACTGGCACAGGGTTCATCCAAGCTGGACCGCCGCTTCGGCACCGTTGTCTGGCTATATATGCTGACGACCTTTGTGGCCGCGGCGCTGAGCGTGGTGACCAGCAAGCTGTTCCCGCAGACGCTGGTTCTGGCCGAGACCGCCACGGCGGACGTTGTGCCGCAGGGTCTGGGTGACGTCATGCACACGCTGCTGGCCAACATTGTTTCCAACCCGGTGGCGTCGATCATGAACGGCAATTACATCGGCATCCTGATGTGGGCCTGCCTGTTCGGCCTGGCGATGAAGCGCCTGGGAAGTGACACAACTAAGAACTTTATGGTCAACACTGCGGACGCAGTCTCCACCATCGTGCGCTGGATCATCAACCTGGCACCGTTCGGCATCATGGGACTGGTTTTCGCCAATGTGTCGGACAACGGCCTGTCTATCTTCACTCAGTATGGCCGCCTGCTGCTTTTGCTGGTCGGCACTATGCTGCTGATGGCGCTGGTCATCAATCCGCTGATCATCTTCATCTATCTGCACCGCAACCCGTACCCGCTGGTGCTTCGCTGTCTGCGTGAGAGCGGCCTGACCGCCTTTTTTACCCGCAGTTCCGCGGCCAACATCCCGGTCAATATGTCTCTGTGTGAGAAGCTCGGCCTGGATAAGGACATCTACTCCGTCTCTATTCCGCTTGGTGCGACTATCAACATGGACGGCGCGGCCATCACCATCACGATCATGACGCTGGCTGCGGCCAACACGCTGGGCATGGAGGTCTCTTTGCCCGCCGCCATCCTGCTGTCCATCATGTCGGCACTGGGCGCGTGCGGTGCCTCCGGCGTTGCGGGCGGTTCGCTGCTGCTGATCCCTATGGCCTGTTCGCTGTTCGGCATCTCCAATGACATTGCGATGCAGGTCGTTGGTGTCGGCTTTATCATTGGTGTCATCCAGGATTCGGTCGAGACAGCGCTGAACTCCGCTGGCGACGTTGAGTTTGCCGCTACCGCCGAGTATCACCAATGGCTGAAGGAGGGCAAGCCCCTGCCGGATTTCATGGCGTAAAGTTGATATAAAATCGTACAGCCCCGGTTCCAGTGCAGGACCGGGGCTGTTGCTGTATCTATAGCAGAAAAGCGCGAACCGCCAGCGCCGCAGGGCGATGCTTGTCATCCCAAACAAATCACTAAAACAAAAAAATCCCCGAACAAACGTTCGAGGATTTTGGTGCGGTTGTGGAGAGCTAAAACGAACTTTTCTGCATCCTGTGGAGATGCCTCAAAATCCGAGGATTCGGGAGAATCCCCCGGACTTTCGGGAGAATCTTCCGCGCCGATGGGAATATCTACCGGCATTTTTCCGCCTGTCGGGTCGAAGGTGATCTTGAAGTGGTCGTCATAAAGGTCAACCCGGACAAGGAATGTATCGAACAGGGCGGCCAGATACTTTTTGTTGTTCACATCGCCCGTGCGGTAAATGTCCAGCAGGCTGACGAAATCCTCCCGGTTGATGGGAACCATTTCGGCCTTGGCCGTGTCGATTTTGGCAAGCAGCTGGCCGTGCTCCTGCTCCAGCGCCAGCAAGCGGGCTTTCGTAGTGTCTGTGATGATGCCCATTTCAATCGCCTTCATAATGTTGGCAGTTGAGGTCTCGTTGGAATAAAGCTGCTGCTGCAAGCTCTGCAAGCGGTATTTGATTTCCGTGCGGGCGTTATAGGCCATCGTTTCATCCGCCATCATCTGGATGTTTTCATCGGTGAGCAGCTGCTGCTGGATAGCGATAGCCACGGCCTTTTCAATCTGGTCGCGGCGGACTGCCTTCTTATCGCAGCTGTGGTCAGTGCGGCGCTTCTGGCAGGTGTAGTAATAGTGCATGGCTCCGGTCTTGCTGGTTCCAGCAATGCCTGTCATGGTGCTGCCGCAGTGGCCGCAGTACAGCTTCCCGGTCAGCAGGTATTCTTCATAGCCGCTGCGCTTACGGCGGCCCTGCGGATTTTTCTTCACTTTCAATACCTCCTGCACTTTGTAGAAAAGCTCGTCCGATACGATACGCGGCATACCACCCTCAACGCGGATATCACGGTAAATGTAGATACCCCTGTACCGCTCGTTGCGGCAGATCGTGTGAAAGCTGCTGCGCCCCCACTCTGCCCCTTTCTTGGTCTTGATGCCCCGGCGGTTCAGATCGCGGGCTATGTCGATGAACGGCTCATAGCACGACACGCGAGTAAAGATCTCTTGCACGATAGCGGCCTCTGCTTCATCCAGCACAACCTTTTGATCTTTGCCGGTCTTGTAGCCAAGCGGCAGGCTGCCGTTGGACATGCACTTGCTGGCGTTGTCCATCAGGCCGCGCGAGATGTCCTCGGCCATGTTCTCTGAATAGAACTGATTGACATTCATCATGTTCCGCAGGGCAAAGCGCCCGGCGGCAGTGTCGTCAAAATCTTCCTCGGCGTAGATGGTGCGGATACCATTACTGCGCAGCTGCTCCTCATTCATCATGGCTTGCAGCATATTCCGGCCCATGCGATTGGACTTCCATGCAAGGACCACATCAAACTGCCGCAGACTGGCATCTTTCATCATCCGCTGGAAATTCGGGCGGCGGTCCGTTTTGCCGCTGACGGCGCGGTCAGCATATATTTCAATGACGGTCACGCCCTCACGGGCGGCCAGTTCCCGGCACTTTTCCACCTGCTGCTCAATGGAGCAATCGCGCTGGTTCGCACTGGAATACCGGGCATAGATGACAGCACGGGCTGCGGAATTAGTGTTGATTCGCTTTTTCATGCCGTCACGCTCCTTTCGGGCTTACTCGCGCGCCTTTGTAACATAACCGCCAGCACATCTATTGCAATGATGCTTATTCAGCATATCGGTTACTTCATCGTTCGGAAAATCATAAACATATTGCCCATCGGGCTGTTTTACCTGCTGCGCTCCGTATGGAATAACGAATACGCCCTCTTTGTCACGGAAAATATCATAACTATTATTCCAATCGAATTTTCTGGCTAAATAGGTGTAGATAGAGCGATACAACTTTGAAACGCAGAAAGCCGGTGCAACTATGCACCGCTTTGGAGCATAAGCAGCAATGGATGGAGCATTCTCAACGCACCATTGAATAAGTTCTTCTTTCGGTAGCTTCGGATACTCAACAGACATTTCCTTTAGTGCGTGGATGATATCTGTCTTTTTCATCAGCTTTAGACGTTCAGTGAGCGAGGCCTCTTTAACTTCAACAATAGGGCAGGTCTCAAGGGCTTTCGATACATCGTCAACTTCGCGAATGTGCATATACTCCGGGTTTGGATTCCAGAAAAAAACACGTTGGAGATCTCTTTGTGCTGCTTCTGGCAGTTTTTCAATTTCATCAACAGCTTCTTCAAATTTTATCTGGCCGTGCGATACCACGTTCTTGTTTGTGCCCTTTGCAAAATCACCGCCAAACTCGCCCAATTCCATGGCCAAACGGTACATGTGTTTGCAAGGCAGCTTTCTACGCCTAAAATCACCGCAAGTACAGGATTCAAGCGTGACATGATAAGGTTCTTTTCCAGATCCTTCAAATACTCCCGTTTTGCTTTCTCTGTCAATGTTGCTCGGAGAGGTTGTGGCCTTTTTCGCAGAAGCAATACGCTTCATCTGGTCAGGCATCGTGTGAATCACATCATCCCAAATTTGGAAGCTGTTTTCCGCCATAATGAAACCTCCTATGTGTGTTTTTGCGTCCTTTTGCTATATTCTTGCATTTTCATGCAAAAACCGTGTGCCTGTGATATAATGCGGATATGCCGGCAATATTTTTGGGAATGGAGTGAAGTGGTATGAACCCCGATGAGTTGAAGGAACTCACTATGCTATTGTCCGGCCTGTCCTACGATGACAAAATCGCGTTCAGGGATTTTCTGATTTCGTTGAAAGGTAGCGCAGATAATTCAGCGCCTCTTTCTTCTGATCGGCTGTCAGACCCATAAACAATTTGATAATTTCTGCATTTAGGCTGTCCTCTTCACTGGGGACAGCCTTTTTTGCTGCCTCCGCTGCTTCTTCATCCCATCCCATGATGTAAGATGGCGTTGTCTCCAGCGCATCGGCGATGGCCTTGATTTTGGACTGGGTTAAATTGCGAAAATCCAGTTCAATTTTGTTGATTGATGTTTTTGACTTGTAGCCAATCCGCTTAGCCAGTTCTTCTTGAGATAGCCCAAGTTCCTCTCTGCGAAGTTTTACTCTTTGCCCGATGGTCATTATTCTATCTCCTTCTGAAATCTTATGAGCCTATTATAGTACATGGTGGACGTAAGGTCAACAAATTTTCGCAATTTTCAAAAAAAATAGTTGACATTGGGTCTACATCGTGGTAATATGCGCAAAGTAGACAGCAAGTCTACCGAGTAACAGGATGGGAGGTGATAAAAATGACGAACACTGATTTGCTCAAAGAGAAAATCGAGGATTCCGGGTACAAGATGAAGTACATTGCAACGAAGATTGGGCTGTCTTATCAGGGCTTTCTGAATAAACTTCAGAACAAAACCGACTTTACTGCACCGGAAATCAAGGGACTGCGAGAGTTGCTGTGCATTTCTACTGATGAGGCCGAAAAGATTTTTTTTGCCTCGTAAGTAGACTATGTGCCAACTTCAAAAAGGAGGTGAACCAATACGAAACGCTTTATCTGCTGTGCCGTTGCCAAGTGCATCATTGCCGATGCCAAGCGCAAAGGAAAACGCCCGCCGCCTTTTGAGGGCACACGGGCGCTGGTGGAACAGCAAAGCTGGAAGAAAATCATTTACCTTTCAGCAAAAAGCCTTTGGCTGACGCTGAAACCGAAAAGAGGTAAAACGCATGGAAAATCAACCTAAAACACCTTGCCCGCCGAGAGAAGAAATTTTCCGGCACTACGGCTACCCAGAAGATACCCCCGACAAAGGCATTGCAGTCGGTAATTGGGAAAAAGACGATGCCTTTGAAAGACTTGCTTTTTTGCCGGAATTGATTCCTTATCTCGACAAAAGCAAAAAAGTCAAGATCATTTTCGACTACGACCCGGATTATCCGAGAGCACTGCTTCAGGTCACTGGGCAAAAACCGTTCGTTATCCCCTCGGAGGATGAAGCGTCAGAGGATAGCGGGAAATAGCCGCAAAACACAAGGAGGAACAGAGATGCCCCCGCAAGAGACAAAGCAAAAGCACCCATTCAATTTATCAGACGAAAAGGCTGAACGCCTTGCGGCGGCAACGCTGGAATTTTACCACTGGTTCATTGAACAGCCCGGTGGCCGCGAAAAGCTGGAAGCCCGCAAGGCCGAACTCCGCAAGCGCGGTTTGATTTGAGAGGAGGATAGAAAATGATGCGAGGACTTGTGATCGCCACCAACGGCGATATGCGGGTGCAGACCTTTACCGCACCGGCGCTGGAGGATGTGCAGAAAGTTGTCGGCGGCTATGTGGAGACCGTTCCCGTCCGCAACATCGAGGGCCACTACCTGCTGATGGTGGACGAGGACGCCCGCCTGCAATGGCCGAGACCCGTTGTCAACGAGGTTGCCAGTTTTCTGGCCTGCACGAAGATCTTCGGCACTGTGGTTCTGACCAGCGCCTACGGCCCGGAACTGGGCCTGCCCGATGACATTGCCCATGTTCTGGGGGATGTCATCATGGCAACGCTGCCGGGCCGGTGCAGATGGGAGGGTGAAGCATGATCCGTTTGCTGAAAAAGGCAATGCAGTTTGTCTGCCTTGCGCTGATGCTGGTGGTGCTGATGGCCGTGGTTTCCGTGGCTGATGGCGATATGCCCCTGCTGAACGGCGTGATCCTGTTCATCAGCTGTCTGCTGGGCGTAAATACCTGCCTTGGAATCTGGTTCAAGCTGGACGATAAGGAGCGTGGCCGCCGTGAGTAATCTGCCCGATGCCGCCTACATCCGCAACCTGCGGAACACCGGCTACCGTGACGGCAAAGACCCGACCTACCCGGTCTGCCCGATCTGCGAGCAGACCTGCGAAACCATCTACATCAGCGCCGACAACGAGATCGTTGGCTGCGACCAGTGCATGACGACCCGCAATGCGTGGGAAGTCACCGAATGCTTCGGAGAATGAGAGGTACACCATGAAGTTCTATTTCACCTACAGCAGCAGCGGCATGGCCTACAAGGGCGGCTGGACGGAGGTTGAAGCTCCATCCATAACCATCGCCGTGCAGGCATTTACCGCTTTCCACCGAGCAGTCAACGGCATAACGGCATGCTCGGATATCTACACCGAGTCGGAGTTCCGCAAGACCGGGATGCTGGATGGCGGCAACTTCGGAGCTAAAACACGCGAGAAAATCACCATTACGCGGGAGCTTTTCTAAACCCCGCACACAAAGAAAGGAGTATACCACATGGACGGAAATTCCGAACAACTGCAAGTCATCAACTTAAAGCAGCTGCCCATCATCGAGGAGCGGCTGCGGGATGTGAAAGCCAAAATCGAACAGCGTACCAGCGCCGTCATGGCTCTGGCCGTGACCGAGGAAACCCGCACCGATGTCAAGAAGATCCGCACCGAAGTCCGCAAGGAGTTGGAGGGTTACGAGGCCCAGCGCATGGCCGTCAAAAAGGCCATTATGACCCCCTACGAACAGTTTGAAGCTGTCTACAAAGAGTGCGTCTCGAACCCCTACAAAGCCGCCGATGAAGCGCTTGGCAAGAAAATTGCTGATGTGGAGGTCGGCATCAAGCAGCAGAAAGAGGATGATGTCCGGGCTTTCTTTAACGAACTGACCAGTGGCTTCGGGCTGGATTGGCTGAAGTTTGAACAGATGAATCTCAAGGTCACGCTGACCTGCACACCCAAGGCCATGAAGGCCGCCATCACCCAGAGCGTCACCAAAATCGTCCGTGACTGCGCTGCGCTGGAGGAAAACCCGGACCGTGACGAAATTATGGTCGAATATCAGAAATCGCTCGACCTTGGTTCTGCCTGCCAGATCGTGCAGCAGCGCCACAAGCAGCTGGAAGCCCAGCGCCGCGCCGCCGAAGAACGCCGCGCCCGCCAGCAGGCTCAGCAGGAGGCCGAAGCCAAGGCCAAGGCAGCCATTGAGGCTGAGGCCGCCAAGAGGGCAGTGGAGCAGCCCGCCCCGCCGCACGAGGTCGCTACACCCCCGCAGGCGGAAAGCCCCGCACAGGCCCCGGCAGCCGTCCCGGCGCCCGCTGCCGCCCACGCTGAGAAGAAATATCTTGCCAAGTTCGCTGTGACGGGCACGCTGCCGCAGCTGAAAGCACTGAAAGCATTCATGGAAAAGGAAGGTATGCAGTATGACACAATCTCTTAACAGCGCCCCGCAGAAGCAAAAATTCAGCGTTGCCATCAACAGCAAAATGTATCAGAACCTCATCGCCAGTACGCTGCGCGACCCGGCCCGCGCTCGCCGCTTTACCGCCGCGATCACCAGCGCCGTGGCCGTCAACCCCGCCTTGCAGGAATGCGATGCCGGCACGATCCTTGCCGGTGCGCTGCTGGGTGAAAGCCTCAACCTCAGCCCTTCCCCGCAGTTGGGTCAGTATTACCTCGTGCCGTTCAAGCAGAAGGCCAAGTATGACCGCGGCGGCAACATGGTTCGCCCGGAAACCACCACCGCCACATTCGTGCTGGGCTACAAGGGCTACATTCAGCTGGCGCTGCGCAGCGGCCAGTACAAGGATCTGGATGTCATGGTCATCAAGCAGGGCGAGTACATGGGCAAAGACCCGGAAACCGGCAAGGCCAAGTTCCAGTTCATCGAGGACGATGACGAGCGTGAGACCCTGCCAACCATCGGCTACATGGCCTACTTCGAGTACCTCAACGGTTTCCGCAAGGTCGTCTACTGGTCCAAGGAAAAGATGATGACCCACGCAGATACTTTCTCCAAGGCGTTCAGCCGCCAAGGCTATGAGGACTTGATGGCTGGCCGCGTTCCCGAAAAGGATATGTGGCGCTACTCCTCGTTCTGGTACAAGAACTTTGACGACATGGCGAAAAAGACCCTGCTGCGGCACATCATCAGCCGTTGGGGCATCATGTCCATTGAAATGACTACCGCGCTGGAGCATGACGATGCCGTCAACGTGGCCGATGATGGGCAAATCGTGACCGAGACCGTGGAGGCCGCCCGCTCCAGTATCCCCGCGGACGCGCAGGAAGTGCCGAGCGCCGAGCCCGAAGCCCCCGCCCCGACAGCAGAGGCCGAGCCCGAAGCTGTTGACATTAGCACACTGTAATGGAGTACAAAATCATTTCCACCGGCAGCAAGGGCAATGCCGTGGTGGTGGATGGCCGCATCCTGATTGACTGCGGCGTTCCGTTCCGCCGTCTGGAAAGCGTCTACCGCGATCTGGACGCGGTGCTGCTGACACACATCCACAGCGACCACTTCCAGCCAAAGACGCTGGCCCGGCTGGCCGCCGAGCGCCCGTCACTTCGGTTCTTTGCCTGCCCGTGGCTTGGGCCCGACCTGCAGGGCGCGGGTGTGCCGCTGCGGCAGATCACCATCACCCAGCCGGACCGATGGTACGACACCGGGTACTGCTTCGTCAAAGCCTGCGAGACCAAGCACAATGTGCAGAACTGCTGCTGGCATATCTGGTTCAACGATGGTAGCAAGGTGTTCTACGCCACCGACATGGGCAACCTCAACGGCATCACAGCCCCGTACTATGACCTGTATCTGGTCGAGGCCAACTACCGTGACGAGGAAATCCAAGCCAAAATTGCCGAGAAAAAGGTCAACGGCGAGTACATCTACGAGAAGCGCGTCCTCCGTGACCACATGAGTGAGCAGGATGCCATCGACTGGGTGTATGGCAATATGCGCCCCGATTCAACCTATGTCTGGCTGCACTGCCACAAGGAGGAATCCAAATGAGGGCGCGGCTGGTGCGCATGGAGCCCGGCTACCGTGGCCGACAGCGCATCGTCATTGAGATTGCCGGGGATTTCCGGGAACAGTTCGACCAGCTGCAAGGGGCGCTGCTGGAGGTGCAGATCACCCGCGCGATACCCCGGCGCAGCTTGGCGTCCAACAACTACTTTCACGCGCTGGTGAGCCGCATAGCCTCCACCGTCTGGGGCGAGTTTGACGAAATCAAAAGCGATTTGGTGGTCGAGTACGGAACGCCGTGTCTGGATAAGGCCGGTCAGGTCGTCATGGTGGACTTGCCGGAGGGCACAGACCCGCACAGCTATTACCCCTACACCCGCCTTATCACCACCCACGAAAAGGACGGCAGCCGCTATTGCAGCTACATCCTGTATAAGCGCACCAGCGCAATGAACAGTTCGGAAATGAGCCATCTGATAGATGGCGCACGGCAAGAGGCCCAAGAGTTGGGCATTGACATTTAAACAAAGGAGATATTTTATGACAAATTCTCAAGCAGACCGCAAAATCAAAAAGCTGCTGGACGACATGGCTCGGAACGGCAGCACCTTTACCAGTACCGAGGATTTGATGAAAACCATCGGCGGCATCATTGACAAGTACGGAGAATCCGAAGATTGGGAAATCGGCGTGGCCGATGAGGCTACGGTCTGCATCCCCCTCTCCCGGTACGATGAACTGCTCCGCAGCGAAAGCGAAATTGACATTCTCTGCACCCTTTATGCGGATGAGGGTGTTGCTATCGAAACAGCCATCGAGGCATGGGGTTCTATTGCAGAGATTAGAAGCCGCCGTCTGGACTGCGACAGCGAGGACGACACCGATGAAGAATAAACCGTCCTGCCCGCCCGGTGGGCCAAGGGAGGTGGTGCAATGCTCCGACCCTATTTCTGTGCCTACCACAGCTACCTTGAAAACATGGAGCTTTTGAACTCGGAGGAACGCGGACGGCTTTTCACCGCCCTGCTGGAATACAGCAAGGATGGCACATTGATACCTCTCACCGGAAATGAGCGGTTTGTTTTTCCCGGCATCCGTTCCCAGATTGACCGGGACAAGGAGCAATGGAAAAAGACTGACGAACAGCAAGCGTCCTATGGCCGTAAAGGTGGCCGTCCACGGAAAAAACCGCCTGACGGAGAAAATGAAAAAGCTACCCTTTTAAATGACACAGATAAAAAGGGTGGCTTTTCTGAAAAAGGCTCCCTTTTTTCAAAAAGCCTAGAGAAGGAGAAGAAGAAGGATAAGGAAAAGGATAAGGATAATATATCTTCTTCTACTGCTACTGCTGAATCCGACATTTCCGCTTGCGTCCAAGCCTACGAGCAGAACATCGGCCCTATCGCACGGGCAGCGTTTGATGACATTTCCCGCCAGCTGACAGATCTGCCCGCCGACCTCATTTGCGAGGCTATCGGTGAAGCAGCGCTCAACAATAAGCGCAGCTGGAATTATGTCAAGGCTATTCTCAAGCGCTGCCGGGAGCAGAACATCCTGTCCGTGGATGCCTACCGCGCCGAGAAAGAAAACCACGCCGCCGCAGCGGCGGCCAGAGCCGCGCCCGCTGTCCGCCCACAGAGCAAGCAGGCGGCAGTACGCGAACGGCTCAAAAAGCGTCTGGAAGAGATGGGAGGTGCGCAGAGTGACGACCCAGCAGACAACCGAATTTATGTTGAAGCTACTGAACTGGTGGCCGAACCTTTACCGGGAGAATGACCCGGACGAAATGTCCGATGCGTGGGCGGTGTCGCTGACCGATGTTCCCTATGATGCTGCCATGGCCGGGGCGGTTGCCCTCAGTCGCGTGACAAAGTGGCCGCCCACTGTGGCGGAAATCTGCGAGGCAGCCAAGCCGTACATAGGATTTCAGCCCGATTTGCTGAATGTGAGGGTCGCCATTGATGCCCACGAAGAACTGAACTTGCCGCTGCCGCCGTGGTTCTACGCCGCCGCGCAGAAATACGCAGCGCAGATCCCGCCTGACTACCAGCCCGCGGCACTGCTGCAAGGAGGCTTGCTTAATGGAAAATAACCGCAAAGACCCCCGTCGCCAGCTGATCGGCGCGGTGAGCAAGGCGCTGGGCCAGCAGTTTGAGCGCGATATCAACGCCGCGTTCGACCACTACCGCCGTCTGGGCGTGGCATCCATCGAAAAGACGCCCGAACCGTTCCACATGACGGGCCGCGAGAACGGCGGCAAGGTCGTGGGCTTCTACGAGAAAAAAGCCCAGCCCGACTACGCCGGCACACTCCGCGGCGGCAGGTCCGTCTACATGGAGGCCAAGTTCACTGGATCGAACCGCATGGAGCAATCCCGCGTCAGCCCCGGCCAGACCGAGTATCTGGACGAAAAGATGCGGCTCGGTGCTTTCTGCTATGTTCTGGCCGGATTTTCCCACGGCGGTGCGTACTGCATCCCATGGAGCGTCTGGCGCTCCATGAAAGAACACTATGGCCGCAAGTACATTACCGAAAATGACATTACGCAATACAAAATTCCGAGAACCACCACAGGCATGCTGGCGATTCTCGGCACCGGAAAGGAGTAAACCCTTATGAAAATGAATGAAGAAGCAACTTTCGCCGTCTACCAGAAAAAGCTGAAGGGCATCTGCGAGGAAAACGACTTGCAGGCCACTTTCAACCGCAGCGGCTACCCGCTGACCATGACGGTGCGGCCTCTGCAGGATGTGGCCGACCAGATGTCGATGCTGGAAAAGGTCGAGGACAACGGCTACACCAGCCCCGATGCTTCCATCAAGTTCAGCTACGAGGACGGCGCTATCAAGTACACCTTGAGCAAAGAGTTTGTGATCTCCGATGCGCTATTTACCAAGCTGAAGAACCTGTTCCGCAATCTGCACGACACTTGGCTCCAGTATTTCCACCGCACCGTCATCCAGAAAAAGCTGCTGAACGCCAATGTGCCCGACATTCCCGAAGATGCGGACGGCTTCGGAGACATTGACCCGGACGACCTTAACGCGGATGGTCTGGTCGATACCACCCCGCCCGAAAGCACGGACGAGGAGGAGTAAACCATGGCAAAGGTGGTGCGGGGCGTTGATGACTACAAGAAAGAGTTCCTGCGGCTGTTTGACAGCCTGTGCGGAAAATATAGCCGATGGGAAGTCTGGTCGGATTTTATTCAGTTGACGGCCATTGATATGAGCAACGCGACCGACAAGGTCAATGCTCCGAAGCGAATGGAAACCGGCAAAACAATCCGCAAGAAATACCGTGATGCAGATATGGAAACCATGGGCAATATGCTCATGCAGCTTGTCTACGGTATGGACGCCGACACCGATCAGGACTTTCTCGGCGAGCTGTACATGGCCTGCAACTTGGGCAATGACCACGCGGGACAGTTCTTCACACCGTACAACGTGTGCCAGTGTATGAGCGAAATCACATACGATGTTCCCGCCCTGCTGGACGACAAAGGTTTTATCGCGGTCAATGACCCCGCCTGCGGCGCCGGTGCGCTGCTGCTGTCGTTCGCCAATGCCTGCAAGCGCCACGACATCAACTACCAGCAAAAGGTGCTGTTCGTTGCACAGGACATCGACTACACCGTTGGGCTGATGTGCTACATCCAGCTTAGCTTGATGGGCTGCGCCGGATATGTTGTTATCGGCGACACACTTATCAACCCCTGCACCGCCTACGATAAAAAAGGCCTGCTGCCCGCAGGCGACCCGGAACGGATATGGTTCACGCCGCTGTTCTCCGATGGCATCTGGTACGGACGCCGTCTGGCAGCACAAATGGATCTGCTGATTTCGGGAAGTTCACGGAAAAGCCCCGAAAATGTCAATTCGTTCACGGAAAAGCCCAAAAAAGTGGCAGATTCGCCCGCGAAAGACACAAAAAAGCCATGTTCGTTCACAGAACCTGCAAAAGCAGCAGCGCCGGTTTCCACCCCAGTTTCCACTAAAAAAGTGGAAACATGGAAACCCGCCGAGTTGAACGAAACCAAAAACGGGCAGCTGACTTTTTTCTGAAATGAGGTGATGACATGGAAGATGAGAAACTGGCCGATAAGCTGCTGGACCGCATTCTGATGGTTCTGATGCCCTACGACCAGATTGATGTAGAGAGAATCAAGGCCAAGCTGACAGTGGTTTTGGATGACTACCAAATTTGCCCCAAGCAAGAGGCTCTGGTGGTCTACACCGAGGGCAAAAACGACTACTATCTCCGAAAATTCCTGCTCGCCAAGGCTGTTGCAGGGCGGCAGGAGCGCACGTTGCGCCAGTACAAAGATGAAGTTGGCAGGGCGCTGCGAGGCATCGGCAAGGATGCAGACACCATAACCGCAGATGACATTCAAGTCTATCTGGCGAAAGTCCTGTCGAGGGGAGGGTCGAAATGTTACTGTGACAACATCCGCCGAGACCTCAGCAGCTTCTACAACTGGCTATACCGTGAGGAAATCATCCGCACTAATCCGATGAATAAGATCGACAACATCAAGTTCAAACGGGAAAAGGAAAAAGCCCTCACTGACATGGAAATCGAAATGATGCGGCAGGCCTGCCAGACCACTATGCAAAAGGCAATTATGGAAATGCTGCTCTCCACCGGCTGCCGCGCAGCAGAACTTGTATCCATCAAAATCGCGGACATGGACGAGGATAAAGTTTCTATTCTGGGCAAGGGCGGCAAGTGGCGCACGGTGTACATCAACGCCAAGGCTTTCGTGGCTATAAAAAATTATCTGGCTGACCGCAAAGACACAAACCCCTATCTCTTCCCGCGAGAAATCAATACGAAGGATCGCACGATGATTTCCAACTTCAGCCGAAAAGACTGGTTCAAAGACCCCCGACTGGTGACAAAAGCGGACCACTTCGGGCGCGACAGCGTCAACAACATGGTTCGCACTATCGGTAAGCGGGCCGGGGTCAAGGGTGTGCATACTCACCGTTTCCGCCGCACCTGCGCCACGCAGGCCCTGCGGCATGGGATGCCGATTGAACTGGTTTCAATGATGCTGGGCCACGAGCAAATTTCCACCACACAGATTTATCTGGACATCCGTGATGACGATCTGCAAGCTGCCCACAGAAAATACGTTGTGTGAGGTGTTATCCATGACACAGTTATATGTTTTGAGCCAGGACGGAACTTCGGCTATCAATCTTAGCCAGTTCGAGTATGTCTACATTGGCGAGGACAACAGAATCAAAGCCGTCAACGGCCAGAAGATGATCCGCTTGGGGGATTATGCCAGCCGCGATGGCGCAAAAGCTGCTCTTGGCTCGATGCTGTATTACGCCAGCAGAAACCCGGGGGCTGGCTGGTATCAGATGATGCGCAGTTCCGATGCCGAGAACCACGTTATCCGTGACCGCGACCCTGCCCCGAACAAGTTCGCTGCCAACGGCAAAAAGCCCGTGCGCCGGGGCGGCTCTTAATCTAACTTAATCTAAATCTCAATCTAATTTTTAGATAGTTTTAGCAAAGAACTTAGCCAATCCAATAAGCAAAGGAGTATACCACTATGAATACCAATGTCACAATGATTCCTGTTGCGCAGCTGCACCCCCACCCGGACAACCCCCGCAAGGACTTGGGCGACATTACCGAGTTGACCGCCAGCATCAAGGCAAACGGCGTTTTGCAGAATCTGACCGTTGTGCCCCGCGCAAACCCTGATGTGAATTACGAGAAACTGTGCCGGCAGTATTACGGCGACCCCACCGAGGAAAACCGCACGAAGCTGAACCAGTTCCGCAACACTGACGGCTACACCGTCATCATCGGCCACCGCCGTCTGGCCGCTGCCAAGGCTGCCGGGCTTATGGAGTTGCCCTGCATCGTGGTTGAGGATATGACCCTCGAAGAGCAAATCTCTACCATGATGACCGAGAATATGCAGCGCAGCGATCTGACCGTCTACGAGGAGGCCGAGGGCTTCCAGATGATGATGGACTTCGGCAACAGCGTGGAGCAGGTCGCCGACAAGGCGGGCTTTTCCGAAAGCACGATTCGCCGCCGCGTGAAACTGCTCTCACTTGATCGCGAGGAGTTCAAAAAGAGCGTCAAGCGCGGCGCCACGCTGGCCGACTTTGCTCTGCTGGACAAGCTGGACACCGAGGAGGCCAAGAACGAGGTTTTGAAAAGTGTCGGCACCAACAACTTCCGCGCCTGCCTTGACCGGGCCCTGCGGGAGCAGAAAGACCGGAAAACGATGAACGCCATCCGGGAGGTGGTTGCATCTTATGCAACTAAGGCCGACAGCAAAGCGGATATGCCGGAAAACTGCCTGTTCCATGCCAGCTACGGCACATGGTCGGGAACCGTCGAAGCTCCGGCTGATGCCGGAGAACACGCCTACTGGTACACGGAGAGCGGCTACGGCATCACTGTCTACCGCGAACGCACCGAAGAAGACAAGTCCGCCGAGAAGACCCCAGAACAGCTTGCGCGGGAGGCCAAAATCGAAGAATATCGCGAGAAGTGCCGCGTCATTGAGGAGGACGAAGAATCCGCCTACCGCCTGCGGCTGAACTATCTCAAAGAGTACGGATTCCCCAAAAAGGCCGCCGAGGCCGTCGCCTTTGCAGCCTGCCGCATGATGATCTTGAACCCTGATGCCCTTGGCGATATGGACGAGGACACCATCGAGGCCGTCTATGGTGATGGCATCTACAATGACGAGCATGATCTCGATACGGCTGTGCTGCTGGAAAATGCACAGGTAAATCCCATGAAGATGCTTGTGGTGCTGCTGTTCGCCTTGACAGAGCCTGTGAATCACCGGATGCACGATACCGAGTGGCTTGGCGGGTACTACAAGTGCATCAAGGATGATGCATCCGTCTACCCGGGCATTTATGCAGCGCTGGATGGCATTGGCTACGAGATGTCCGATATGGAAAAATCCCTGCTGGACGGTACGCACCCGTCCTATGAAAGCGCAGAGGAGGAATCGTGATGCCCGTTGTTTCGAGCCTCGACCACTTACCCACGGACGGAGAGTTCTACTCAAACAACTGCGTAGACGGCCACTGCATCGGCTGCGGTGAGTGCTGTACCGACCTGCTGCCCACTACCCGGCGCGAGATCGTCCGCCTGCGGGATTATGCCAAGAAGCACCAGCTGAAAGAACACCGGTTGCCAGCGGGCGCTGCAATGGAAAGCGTGGACCTGACCTGCCCGTTCCGCAATGAGGATACCAAGCGCTGCGATGTCTACCCGGTACGGCCACTGATCTGCAGGGCGTTTATCTGCTCCCGGACGCTGCAAGCAGCCCGGAAAACGCGGGATTTCGTCCAAAGTGACCGCGACATCCACTCCCTGCGGTGGGAGATATTCAAGAACCCGGAGAGCATCGCTCTGATACAGGCGGCACAGAGGGCTGCAACGGAAAAATGACATACATACCGAAAGACACAAAACGCCATTGGACAGCTGAAGAAGAATCCCTCCTTGCTGAAAGCTGGGGTGTTTGCGGGATACCTGCTCTCGCCAAAAAGCTGAACCGCAGCCAAGGAGCTATCAAACTACGCGCATCGCGGCTGCACCTTGGACCACTGCTGATGGGCGGTGATTATGTGACGCTGAATCAACTGGTCACAGCTTTTAATCGCACAGGCTCGTATAGTTACAAAATGATAAGCTGGGTGGAAAACCGTGGGCTGCCGGTTCACAACCAGCGGGTGCAGCAGAACACATTCCGCGTGGTCTATCTCAAAGAGTTTTGGACATGGGCCGAGAAAAACCGTTCATTTCTGGATTTCTCCAAGTTGGAACCGCTGGCGTTCGGTGAAGAACCAGCATGGGTGGCCGAGCAGCGAAAGCGAGATTTCAAAGCCTGCTCCCTCCAGCGGAAAGACCCATGGACTCCCGCCGAGGATGCCAAGCTGCGGATGCTGCTGGAACAGTACAAATACACCTACGAGCAAATGTCCGATATGCTGCGGCGCTCTCCCGGTGCCATCCAGCGGCGCTGCGCAGACCTTGGGCTGAAAGCCCGCCCGGTGCGCATCAACCCGCATGGACCGGAGGCGGTCTGGCACCAAGAAGATTACGACAGGCTGGCCGAGGGTATCAAGAGCGGTGAAAGCTATATGTCCATCAGCAAAGCACTGGGTAAGTCCGAAAAGGCCATTCGCGGCAAAGTCTACTACTGCTACCTCACCGAGAACGCCGACAAGGTTCGCGCCATGATGGCAGGCGGCAACTGGGGCGATGGCGCCCCAGAGCCTACCGTCTGGCAGGCAAGGCTACTTCCCCGCAGCCGGGCAGAAATGCAGACTACCATGACGATGCTGGTAGAGGCTCTGAACTGCCGCATCCGGCAGGTCGGTTACGATCCGGCACTGGAAGACCATTGGAACCAATACTGGCAGCGCACGACATGCCTGCATTGGGATGACCTGAAGCACTGTACGGCTGGCTGCACCGATTGTGACAGCTGCGCCGAGTACAAGAAAATCCCGCCGCAGTATTGCGCCCGATGCGGGGCCACATTCTACGAGCGCAAAGAAAACACATTCTGCCTGCAATGCCGTTTTGACAGGAAAAAGCAGGCACAGCGGCACTGGTGCCGCGTAAATGCAAAACGAGGAGAAAGACCGTGAAAAGGAAACATGACCTTTTGAAAGAAAAAAGCAAGACACGCGATGCGGTGGGCCAGATTTCCAGCTGGTGTCTGCTGATTGCCCTGCATCAGCGGTTTGGTGTCGGTGCTGACCGCATGGAGCGTATCGCCGGAGATGCCGAAAAGTTGCAAAAAGAAATTTCCGCCATCATTGACGAACACGGCACGGCTGCCGGTATCGCGGAAATGCAGCGCCGCTTAGATGGCATCTGCCTCACTGAAATGCGGGTGCCGCTGAACCGCAACACAAAAAATCGCCGCGAGGTAGAGCTCCGTATGGCTGCCGACCAGACTGTGACCGCGATGTGGTGCTGCTTCGCCCTTGCGATCCATCAGACGCTTGGCTTTGGCCGTGACCGCTTGAACAGGCTGCACAAGGAAACTGTGGAAAACTACCGCCAGTTCAATGAATGGAATGGCAGCGGCAGCCGTGATGAACAGCAGTACGCTTTTGAAAGGCTGCGCCATTGCGCAGAGCAAGCACTGCGGTCAGAGGTCGTCATCGTACAGGAAAATGACGATTACGACAGCCGCGCCCGCCTGTGGGAACGGCAGCTTGAGGATTCCATCAAGGCCAGTGTCCACAAGGCCAAGGTCGAAACCAAACGCAAAGCCCGCGTCAACGCGCTTGCTACTAATGTTCTCTCCGATGCCACCCGCCAGCAGGCAGCGCTGAAAGTGCAACAAGACTTTTTTGGAGGTGGGTATCGGTGATTCTTGAAATTCTGGCCGCCTTCTTGAAGATGGCACTTACCTTTGCGGTTCTCTGCATCGTGGCGGGTACTGCGGCCTTTGCTGGCGGCATTGTGGCGCTGGCCGTGGCCCTGCTGCACCGGCTGGCGGATGAAATTGACAAGCGGCGTGGCCGCAGATAGGAGACGCTGAAATGAAAATCAATGACCTCGGTTTCGATAACCTCAACAGCTGCTGCAAGCCGCTGGAACGGCCCAGCAAAGAACTGGTTCGGCAACTGGATATTCTGGCCGTGGAGCGCCGCCCGGAGGCTTGCCTCGGCTGCGGGATGGAGCATGACTGTTCTGTCCACGGATGCGCCGTCATCAACAAGGCGGCTGACCTTTTGCGAGGTGATGTGAAATGAGACTGGTAGATGGCGAAAAAATCAACCGTACTGCATTTCCGAACCCCTACTCCCAAAACACAAGCGAAAGAGATCAATACTTTGCCTATGAAAGAGCAAAGTTTGATTTTTGGGAGAAAGTAAAAGGACTGCCGACCATCGATCCAGTTAAAGACCTATGGCCAAAGTCGTTTTGGGTTCCCGTGGACGAAAATGAAACAGATGGATGGGATGCTGAATCCGCAAAACATGCTAAGATGCAATGCTTCAGCTGCTTTTGCAAACCGCAGCGCGATAGCAACGGCGAAAACATCCTGTCGAAGTTTTGCCCCAACTGCGGGGCGATGATGGAGGAACTGAAATGATGGTTTTTAACTGCAAGGCTTGCGGAAAGCCGATTGTGTTTATTACCACCGTGGCTGGGAAAAAGATGCCCTGTGACGCGATGGTGCGGGCCTACGAGCCAGACGCGGACGGCCCGGACACCATTATCACCAAGGACGGCCAGACGGTGCGTGGGCGCGTCTTAGCGCCTGCTGCAGACGGCGGCAAGCTGGGGCGTATTCCGCACTGGGCAAGTTGCCCTGGCGCCGCAGGGCTGCGCAAAACGCGGAATCCGAAGTGATTTTTGCTGAAACGCTTAATTTACGCTGAAATTTAAGCGGATTGCGCTGAATTTGCGTACAACATGTGTAAAACTCGCTGAAATTTGGAACTGACCGTAATGGTTTTTTGAACGGTTATACGATAGCTTTTTGAAAAACTTGCGTCAAACTTGGAATAAACTTAGAACCAAATTACAACCAGTTTTAATCATTCAGCCGCAATCCGCACTTTTTTAGGAGGCGCAGAAATGATTTTACCAATTGTAGTGACCGCGCTGATCCAGACGGCTGCCTGTGTGCTGTGCGTGGGGCTAGGCTATCAGATGGGATTCCGTGAGGGTGAGAAAATCGAGCGCGAAAAGCACATCGAGGATGACAGCCCTATTGGAATGGAACACCGCCACGGTGAATAGGAGGAATGACAGATGTTTTGCAATATTCCGGGAATGAGCCAGCCGAAAGATGCCCCGGCACTGGCTACCGAAATGGACAAGTTGGCCGCCAAACTGACCGAGATGGGCATTCAGTTTGAAGATCGCCAGATATACCTTACCAGAGGTCGCCAGATTGCCGTCTACGAAAAAGGTCGCAAGGTGTGGGATGCTATTTGCGGCCCGTTTTCCTACGGCGGCCAGTGCGGATTGCTGGAGGTCACGGGCGTTATCGTGGACGGAAAACGCGAGAACGGCGAGGCGAAAGGCTGGCAGACCGCCGATAGTGTTATCCAGATGGTGAGGGATTACAAATGCAACAAGTCACGCTGAAAAACACCCGTGTCCTATTTGCCGCCGCTCTCCCAATGAATAACCACATTGTCAATAAGACCCGCATTCTGATTGGTGCGAAAGTTGCCCCACAGTTTGAGAAGATGATTCAGAAAGAGTACGAGCAGATGCAGCGGATGCGGTACTTTGACCCGCACAGGTCGGCGTACATACCCATCCAGACTTTGCCGGACGGCAGAATTCAGCTGGCAATCCGCAGCACCGAGAACAACTGCCGCTATAATCGCCGTCAGGCAGAGCGGATGATGAATAGTCCCTGCGACTTGGTTCTGTATCTGAATGCCTATGCTTCACCCAGCAACCAAGGTGTGCGGTGTCGATTGGTGAATTTCACGATACTGGACGGCAAAGAAGAAAAAAATCTGCCGAGAATCGGCAGTTGGAGGAGCGATGATATATGAACGAGGATAAAAGCCCTAAAGTTTGTCCGCTGCTGAAGCAGCATTGCCTTGAATCAAGCTGCGCGTGGTATATGCAGGGCTGCCGCCGCTGCGCCATGCTGGTGATGGGTGAGGCTGGCGAAATCGCCACCACCACGGCCATCATCATCCCAAAATGAATGCGCCCTGCCGTGACTGCCCGGAGCGATGCATCGGTTGCCGGCGCAGCTGCCGCCGCTGGAAAGCCTATCAGCTGACGCTGAAGATTATCAAGGTACGGGCAAAAAAGCACTGTTACCTTGACCCGATGCCCGATTCCCGGACGAACGAAGTCAAAAACCGCACGAAAAAATACAAAGGCTTCAGCCAGTGAGGTGAATGTGATGCTGACACTACCCATCAAAAGAAAGTGGTTCGACATGATCTGCCGGGGCGAAAAGCGCGAGGAATACCGTGAGCCTACGGACTACTGGAAAGAAAGGCTTTTCCGTGCTCGCGGCAGGGCACCCGAAAATGAAATACCGGACCCGTTCCATCTGAAAATATTCCCTATCCAAATCCGCGCGGGCTATCGGCAGGACAGCTCTACGGCGTGTCTCATGGTGACGATTCAATTCGGGAAATACGGCGTGCCGGAATGGGGTGCTGACCCGGACAAAGAGTATATCATTATCAGAATTCTAAGCGTCGAAGATATTCGTAATTGGAAAGCGAGTGAAACTGATGGAAGATAAACGAATTGCTGCGCAGAAACGCGCAGCAGAGTATAACCGCAAGATGATCGGCCAGCTGTACCGGCACTTCAAGGGCGACTTCTACCGGGTCCTGTTTGTGGCAGTACACAGTGAGACCGCAGAACTGCTGGTCATTTATTGCAAGCCAGAAGACACGACCAAGGTGTGGGCTCGACCTCTGGCGATGTTCCTTTCCCCGGTGGACACCAAAAAATATCCGGACGCAAAGCAGAAAATGCGCTTTGCACTGGTACGGGAGGTGAAATAGATGGTATTCTATAAATGTGATATTTGCGGCTGCGCGGTGCAGCATCCGCAGATCCTGCCGGCCGTCATTATGGACAGGAATAACGCCTTGTACGAGGGCCGTGAAACCGTGGATGTCTGCCAGAAGTGCATGGTCGCCATCTGCCAAGCGGTCAGTGAATTGCAAGATGCCGCCGAGGGTGCGCAATGCTTGTCGTGACCGTGCTGGTGGACGGCGGAGATCAAGAAGCACTGGGCGCCAAGGAGGCTATATGCAACCTGTTGGAGCGGTTCGGCAGTGTCCGGGCCTACAAGGTGCGCGAGGTCAAAAAGCCGCCTGCAGAACAGACCGAGCAGCTTAGCTTCACCGCCAAGAAAACATGATTTGGGAGGAAACCATGACTTTGCAGGAATTGAGCGAACACTACCAGCTGCGGGCACAGCTGGAAAAGGACGAGGATATACTGTACAACCTGCGCATGGCTGCTATCCCATCGGCCCACCCGCTGGATGGTATGCCCCGCGCCCCCGGCGTGAGCGATAAGGTCGGCGCACTTGCCATCGCTATTGTGGACATGGAGGAGCGCATTTCCTATCTGAAAGAGCAGATCGCCCAGCAGGAAGGAAAAATCTCGGCGTGGATATCGACTATTGAAAATGACCAGACGCGGCAGATATTCCGCATGAGGTTCATCGGCTGCCTGACATGGGCCGAAGTTGCACAAGTCATCGGCGGGCGGAATACCGAGAACGGCGTGAAGTCGGTGTGTTACCGATACTTAGGGGCTTCTCCCGATGGTTGCGGCGGTGAGTAGCCCTGCGCTGCTTGCAACTGCGCTTAAAGGATGATATTGTTATACTCGTAAAATTCAATCAAGAACCAAGGCGACCACCCGTCAAACGGTGGCCGCCAATTTTTATGCAAGGAGGTCGATGTTTGCAGACCGTCCGGCGTTTCTCCTTTACGCCGGGTGTTGGTGATGTCCCCGACACGAATAGCGGGAACATCATCCGGGGCAGTTCGCCATGCTTCGGAGATAAGCAAAGGAGAAATACCTCATGTATCAGAAAATCAGAAATAAATTCCGGGAAAGACCGACCCTGTTCTATGCCTGCTCCATTGTGGCATCGTGGGCGGGTGTCGGCTCTTTGATGAACTTTCGCACTATTGCACTGAACTACGGCGCAGTACCGGCTATCATCTGGGCTGTGTTCAACTCGCTGGCCTGTATCCTGTTTGGCCTGTTCGTTGACCGCGTTCCGTCCATCAGACGCATCATGCAGAGCAAGGCCATGTTCTACTTCATCGGCCTGCTAACGCTGTTCCAGACATGGACGCAGATGTCGGGCATCTATGAGATCTTCGGAGACACACCAATAGGCACAAGCGGCGGTATGGTTATCGTGTATATAACCTGCGCCGTTTTTCTTATTATGCTGCTGAAAGACGGCATGATCCGCAACGTGCTTTCCGATGGGTTCTCGTGGGTGGTCGTGTATGGGCTGCTGGGCGTTGTGGTCGTTGCCGCGCTGATTTACACACGCGGCGCGTTTGCCAGCATTGATATGGGCACAAATGCTGCCGGTATCAAGGCGGGCGTTTACAACGGTCTGCTCCTGCTGCCCGGCCCGTTTGCCTGCCCGTATTACTACTCGCTGTACGAGTACAACGACAGCAATGCAGACGGCACACGCCGCAGCAACATCAAAATGTCCTTTGTCTGGGCAGGGCTGATGTTCGGTATCTACATGGTGCTGGCAGCGCTGCTTACTTGGGCGCGGTTCGGCCCTGTACTGAATGTGATGAAAGCCATCCTGATCACGGTCATTGCGATTTCCTCTTTGTCCACCTATCTGTATTGCGAATATCTGGTATTTGGTAAAAAAATCGGTTTCGCGCTGGATGTCTTTACGGTTGCATCATGGCAGATTCTTATTCCGCTGGGCGTTATGGGAATCTGGCAGCTCATGAGCACCATCCGTATCTATGTGGTGATGGTCGCTATCGTGATTTCAATCGCGGTGAATCTCACCTCCGACAAAAAGGAGGCTGCGCAATGAAAATCACAGTAAAGAAGCTGGCCGACCTGCGCAAGCCCGCGCACAACATCCGCCGCCACTCTGACAAGCAGATCACCGAGTATATCCGCAGTATTGAAATGTTCGGACAAATTAAACCGCTGGTCGTGGACGAGCACGGAGAGATCATCGCGGGTAATGGCCTGTTTGAAGCACTGACCCGCATGGGCCGCGAAACCTGCGACTGTTATGTTGTGAGCGGGCTGACCGATGTGCAGAAGAAAAAGCTGATGATGGCCGACAATAAGGTCTATGAACTTGGCTTTACCGACACTGATGCCATCGAGCAGCTGGTGAAGGAACTGGACGGTGACACGGATGTGCCCGGTTGGGATGCAGACCTCTTGAAGATGCTGGATTCCACCATCGAAGAGGCTGACGAGATCGTGAACGATTACGGCTCGTTCCCAGACACCGAAGTTGCAAACATGAATCGCCGCCCGGTGGAGGAACACATTCCGTATGCGGACACACCCAGCTATCCTGTGACCCCGCCCTCAGACGAAACACAGTCTGCACCTGCTCAGCCCGCCGCGCAGCCGCCCGCTGCCGTCTCCGCCGATACAGGGGTATCGACATATACCCCGCAGGACAGCCCCGCACAGCCACCCCAGAGCGGCGATGACGGGCGCAGATATATCATCTGCCCGAAGTGTGGTGAGCGGATATGCCTATAAAAGTGGTTGAGGGCAGCATGAATGTGCTGGACGCGGCCATAACCCGCGTGCGGAATGTGTTCAAGAACGACTGCAAAATCTATCTTAGCTTTTCCTCCGGCAAAGACAGTCTGTGCATGGCAAGCATCGTCTATGACCTGATCCGCGCCGGCGAGATTGACGGTACAAAGCTGACGGTGACCTTTATTGACGAGGAGGGCTTGTACCCCTCCATGGTCGAAGCGGCACACCGCTGGCGGCGCAACTTCCTGTCTGCCGGCGCAAAATTCCTGTGGTTTTGTCTGCCGTTCAAGCAGGTGTCGGTCATCGACCATCTTTCGAGCTCGGAATCATGGATAACATGGGAGCCGGGCAAGGAAGATGTCTGGATGCGCAAGCCGCCAGACTTTGCCATCATGTACAGTCCCTACCTGCACTACCCCGGAGAAATGAACTATCAGACATTCTGCGGAAAAGCGTTTGCTGACGGCATCCAGCTTGTCGGCCTGCGCACAGCAGAAAGCCTGACCCGCCTAAAGTGCATTGCCAACGCTAAAATGGAGCGCATTGTGCGCGGCGGGAAATTTTACCCTATCTACGATTGGCGTGATTCCGATGTTTGGCTTTACATCAAGCAGCGGGATCTTGAATTTCCTGAAATCTATATGCGGCTATACGAGGCCGGCGTCAGAAAGAACGCCCTGCGCCTGTGCGCTTTCTTCGGAGATTGCAGCACACAGGGCTTGCGCTGGGTAGCTGAAACAGATGCCGACCTGTGGGATAGAATCCAGAAACGCGAGCCGAACGCCTACCTTGTACTGCTGTACTGGGATAGCGAAATGTTCCGCCGCTCTACCAAGAAGCGCCGTGACCTTGAAGCCGGCACAGAGAAAAAGGACTACAAAGCCCTGTGCAAAGACATCCTGTTCCTGCACCCGGAGAAATACACCATCGCCAAGGACACAAAAGCCCACCTTGATATGTGGCGCGGAATGTTTATCAAAACCTACGGCATCGCCATGGACAAGCACTACAAGACCATGTACGAGGGCCTGCTTTACGGCGACCCTAAAATGCGTGTGTTGCGAATCCTTTGGACGGAAATCTACAACGACCACAATATGATGATCAAGGAGGCCCAACGTGGAAAACAACAGCATTGATTTATTCGTACCGTTGGCATCCCTGCAATGGGTGGACCGCGACAAGCTCCATGCCAACGACTACAACCCCAACAAAGTAAGCGAGGAAAACCTCAAACTGCTGGTACAATCCATCCTCACCAACGGGTGGACGCTGCCTATTGTGGTGCGGCCTGACTACACCATCATAGACGGATTCCACCGCTGGACAGTATCGGGCCGCGAACCCCTGCGCACAAAGCTGGGCGGCAAAGTACCCTGCGTTATTGTGGACCATCACGGAGACGAGAGCGCGGATGTATACGGCACTATCACTCACAACCGTGCGCGTGGTACGCACCTGCTGGAGCCCATGAAAGCCATCGTAAAGAAGCTGATGGACGAAGGTAAGACCGTGGAAGAGATCGGCAAGCAGCTGGGCATGAAGCCCGAAGAGGTGTTCCGCCTGTCTGGCTTTACCCGGGATGAGTTCTTGGAGCTTATGACGAAAGATCACCCAGTTTACTCCAAGGCGCGGGTCATCCGCAGCGTGTGAGTTGCGTGTAAGTTGTTCGCACGAAAATCGCACGGCGTGTGATCTGTGTAAGCGAGCGTGCGTTTTGCCGCGTGTTTTTCGCTCGATTCTCGCTCATTTCTGGATGGCTGGACCATCAAGCGGCAGTCTGGCCTGGCAAAAGGTACTGTGAAACCCCGACCCCGACCTGAGCGGGGCCGACGAGCCCAAAAGGCGCTTAGTTAGTGGGGTGATTTTTGGGGATTTCGCTACGGTTTGTAATACGACTTTTACTGTTTTTATCCACTTTGTACACGCAGAAAGGAGTTGATTTTAAGATGGCTGCGAGAGAAAAAGTTGCGGACAAAAATGTTGCCACGACTGAGCTTGCCGCTGTGCTTGGAATCAGCGCCAGACGGGTGCAGCAGCTGGCCCAGGATGGCATATTGGACACCGTAGAGCGCGGAAAATTTGAGCTCGGCGCGGCGGTGCAGGCCTATATCCGTTTTCTTGGGCGGGATGCCATGACCGAGGAGGATAAAAAACTGGAAAGCGCGAAGCGCAAGGCCGAGGCCACGCTGAAGCTGTCAAAGGCAAAAATTGCCAAGGCGCAGGCGGACGAACTGTCCG